GAACTTTATGCGAAACAGGTTGCTAAATTGAAGAATGGAGTCTAATCATGGCTGATACTAAATCACGCGACGCGTCACAAGACCGTACCCCCCGTGACCTCGATACACGAACACAGTTCGCCCGTCCCGAGGCTTGGCGTCCACCTGAGACGCTGCCCCATCCAGACCCACGTCCGGGTTGGGTTCACCGGTATGTTCGACTGAGCACGCTTGGTGTCGATGATCCAAGTAACATTTCTTCAAAACTTCGCGAAGGATACGAACCCTGCAAAGCAGAAGATTATCCCGAGCTGATGATGCACGCGTCAACCAATGGCCGCTTTGCTGGTGGTGTTGAGATTGGCGGATTGTTATTGTGCCGCATCCCCGAAGAGTTCATGAAGCAACGGAACGAATACTACGCCCGCCAAAATCAGTCTCAGATGGATTCAGTAGATAACAGTTTCATGAGAGAAAACGACCCGCGTATGCCTCTGTTCTCAGAGCGCAAAACAAAGGTTTCTTTTGGTTCTGGTTCTTAATTTTTAGGAGTCCTTAAATGGCAACTACCGCTTCCCCCTACGGTCTAAAACCCGTCAAGCGCGTTGATGGCATGCCTTACGCTGGCGCGACAGAGCAATTTCTGATCGATCCCGCTGGTGAAGCCACCAACATTTTTAACGGTCAAGTCGTGATTATCGGTGCTGATGGCTATTTGGCTATCTCTACCGCTACTGGCGCTGACATCACTACTAACAACCTCGGCGGCTCTGGCGTCGGCGCTATTGGTGTGTTTGTTGGTTGCGAGTACGTCAACGCACAAGGTCAAGTGATTCACAGCCAATACTACCCCAGCGGTACTACAGGCGTGGTCAAGGCCTATGTCGTGACTGACCCCAACGTTACATTCCAAGCTCAGTTGGATGGTTCTGGCGCACAAACAGTTTTGGGCACCAACACATTCTTCGCTGCTGTTCAGAGCACCTCTACTGGTTCTACCCAGACTGGTAACTCTACTAGCGCTTTGGATGCTACCGTTCAAACTACCGCCGCCGCCTTCCGTATTGTCGGTTTCGCCTCACCCGCAGGCGACGCTTACACTGACGTGTTGGTGAAGTTCAACCCCGGTGCCCACAGCTACACTAACGCTGTTGGCCTGTAAGGAGTATAAAAAATGGCAATTTCACGTAGTCAACTACTTAAAGAACTCCTCCCCGGTCTGAACGCATTGTTCGGTATGGAGTACTCTCGTTACGGCGAAGAGCACAAAGAGATTTACGAAACTGAATCTTCAGAGCGCTCATTCGAAGAAGAGACCAAGTTGTCAGGCTTTAGCGCCGCCCCAGTTAAGGCTGAAGGCTCTGCTATCTCCTACGACAATGCTCAAGAGGCATGGTCTACCCGTTACAACCACGAGACTATCGCTTTGGGCTTCTCCATCACGGAAGAAGCAGTTGAAGACAACTTGTACGACAGCTTGTCTGCTCGCTACACCAAGGCTCTGGCCCGCGCAATGTCTTACACTAAGCAAGTTAAAGCTGCTTCAGTGTTGAACAACGCATTCAGCGGTTCATACCTCGGCGGTGACGGTGTTTCTTTGGCCGGTGTTAATAGCAGCTCAGCTCGCGTTGGTCACCCAACCGTTGGCGGCGGCGTTAACTACAACAGCCCAGCTACTGCAGTCGATTTGAACGAGACTTCTTTGGAAGCCGCCGTTATCCAGATCGCTGGTTGGACTGATGAGCGTGGTCTCTTGATCGCTGCTAAGCCTGTTAAGCTGGTGATTCCACCTTCATTGATGTTTGTTGCTGATCGTCTGTTGAAGACTGACCAGCGTGTTGGTACTGCCGACAACGACATCAACGCATTGAAGAACATGGGCTCAATCCCCGGCGGTTCTACTGTGAACCACTTCTTGACCGACAGCAACGCATGGTTTATCAAGACCGACGTTCCTAACGGCATGAAGCACTTCGTGCGTACCGCGATGTCTACGTCTATGGACGGTGACTTCGATACCGGTAACGTTCGTTACAAGGCTCGTGAGCGTTACAGCTTCGGCTGGTCAGACCCATTGGGTATCTGGGGCTCTTCAGGCAGCAACTAATTAGGGTTTACCCTAG